GATTTGTGGTTGTCTGATGTTCATAATTTAAGCAGTCTTCAGTGGGAACTGGTAGAGATGTTAGATGCTGAATGGGATTCAAGTACTTATAGATATGTAAAAAGAGGTAATAAATAATATGAAAGCAATACTAATAAATCCATTTGACCAAACAATCAAGGAGACTGAATACACAGGAGACTATAGAGAAATATATTCTTTAGTTGACTGTAGAACTTTTGATTGTGTTAGACTTACACCCCATGAAGATATGTATATTGATGATGAGGGTTTACTTATAGACAATCAAAGATACTTTAGAATGCTAGAGATTGGTGCTAACTATGGAGGTAAAGCATTGTTGTTATCTCATGATGATGAGGGAGAAACAACAGGAACTAACTGGACTTTACAAGATGTGAAAAGTATGGTAGAATTCTTACCTGAAACGCATAGAGAAACACCCTATATGGAATTTACTGCATGGAAGTAAAAAAAAAGACAGCCGATTGGTATATAAAATGGATTGCTAGTTGCTTTATAATACTGGCAATTTGTTTTAGGTCTGTTCAAAACTTTACTGAAATAGATTTAGTGCTAAGTTTTATTGGTTGTTTTATGTGGACTATAGTAGGATTAATGTGGAACGATAGAGCATTGATAGTATTAAATGCAGTAGCAACTTTTGTATTACTTACAGGATTAATTAAATTATTTATAGGAGTTTAGTGTGAACGCAAAACAAATTAAGAAACTTAGAAAGCTAGTCAAACCTATACAGGTTGAGTGGCTACAAACTTTATTGCCTGATGAACAAGCCACGACTATTACAGTTGATAATGTTGAGGGATTACTTCCTGAACAGACACATGCTTTTGGTCAAGGGCAATTACATATGTCATACATGACAGACAAATGGATAATGAAATACTTAAAACAATATCCGAACATAACAACATACAAAGAACTGATGGAGGTATCAGGCAATGGATGAATACGTAATAGATGTAGTAATCAATGGAGAATCAGATAGTCTTAAGACTTGGTGTAGCTCTGTGTATTCTGCTGTAGATAGTATGATAGGTATAGACATGGTTGAGGATATCAAAACAATCACAAGAACTTTAGATGGTAAAGTGTGGGATGTAAAAGATATGGACATTGACTACCTGAGAAACTTAAAAGAAAACATAGACGAGTCTGTATTGTCTGATGCTTTCAAAACAATAGAGGACTTAGTTCATGACTCAACACACTGATATAGTACAAAAACAAAAAGAAAAATTAAAACAAGAAAGACTTGATAACTCTATAAAATTTATAGAGGTTAAATTTGCAGAGGGTAAGTGGACAACAGAAACTACAGGATATAATAGTGGTAGAGTTGTCACTAAATATAATGATAAAAGAAAAAAGGATAAGATAGAAAATGAAATTTAATATAAAAGATATAAACTATATAGGAATAATTATTGCTTTGTTGATTGCTTTGATTGGATTAAATATAGATACAAAAAATAAACAAGATGAAAGATGTTGGAATATGTTAAAAGAAATAGCAAACAGCACGGAGATATAATGGAAACTGAATTTAAAAGATTAACTGAAGATGAGTATAGAAAATTTGAAGCTTGGATAAGAGAGAATGGTAAAGAACTATATGAAAACAAAATAGCTTATGAAGTTAGGTGGGGCAAAGATGATGACACCTATACTGTAAGACTATGTGATGAAAGTAGTTATACATTAAATGAAATAATGCTTGACATTCACCAAAACTTAGTGTAGAATGTGCAACATGACATCGAGCAACCAAAGAACTTTAAGCCCTCTATCTCCAAATGTAAACGATTTGGTTTGGCTTCAGTCCATGACTCCGAGAGTAGTCAGCTCGAAACTCTCTCAATTTTTAACGAACTATTAACTAAACCGTAGGAGGTAAATATGATAGTAGAAGGAACTGCGTATTGGGCAAGTATTAAAGAGCCTAATACCACATTTGAACCTATGTACACAGTCAACTTAGTTGTTGATGAAGAGACAGCAAATGACTTTGCTTCTCGTGGACATACCATTAAGCAGATGGATGAAGGTTCTGCTATAGTAATCAAGAGAAAAGTAAATGGACCAAATGGTATGGTCAGAGTTGCTCCTAGATTACTAGACCAAAACAAACAGGAAGTACATCTTGCTGTAGGTAATGGCTCTAAGGTTAGAGTCCAATATAATGAATACGATTGGGAATGGAAAGGTAAGGCAGGGAAAGGTCTTGACTTACAAGCTGTTCAGATTGTAGACTTGGTAGAGTATAAATCATCTGATGGCTCTGAGTTTTTTGACTATGACGAGGAGTTTTAATATGATTATTACTATTAAAAATGACGATGGTGAATCAGTCTATGATGTTTCAAAGATTGAAGATGAACAAAAAAGAAACGGTGCTAACATATCTATCAGTAAGATAGGTACGTTGAATGTACTGGTCGAAGCTTTAAACTATGCTTCACAAGGTCATCAAAATAATCTTGAAGCTGTGCTAAAGGAAAGCCCTGAAGCAGTAGTTGAACAAGATGATGAAGAAGAAACTTCAACCGAAGAGGAATCTTTAAACGAGGTATCTTAATATAACTCGGCTAGGTGTAAAAGCCTAGCCACATTTCTAATGGAGATAGAATGCAACAAGAAAGAACTCAATTTATTAAACACAAATTACCCTGCCCTAAATGTAGTAGCAGTGATGCTGTATCTCTCAATGAGAATGGCTCTGCTAAATGCTTTAGTTGTAATACATTCTTTACAGACTATGAGAATGAATCAACAGGAAAGGTAATTGAAATGACGAGTAAACCAAAACCCGATAACACATTTCTTACATCATACACTGGTGCTTATGGTGCTTTGACTGACAGAGGTATCTCTGAAAACACAGCAACTAAGTTTGGTGTCAAGATGGTAAAGGATAGAAACAACAATGTGACACAACATATTTACCCTTACTTTAATGGTAATGAAATTGTAGGTACTAAGACAAGGTTCGTAGCTAATAAGAACTTTTCATGTAATGGAACATTTGAGGACACAGGTTTATTTGGAGAGCAACTGTATGGAAATACAGGGGGTAAGTACCTGACTATTACTGAAGGAGAGTGTGATGCTATGGCAGTACATGAACTCTTCCAAGGTAAGTGGTCGGTAGTATCTTTAAAGCGTGGAGCTTCCTCTGCTGTTAGAGATATACGAGAGAGCATTGAGTTTGTAGAATCATTTGACAATGTGGTTCTATGTTTTGATAATGACAAGGCAGGTAAAGATGCAGCTAAAGCTGTAGCTAAAATACTTAAGCCTAACAAAACTAGAATCATGTCATTCCCAAATGGATTTAAAGATGCAAACGAAATGCTTAAACAAAAGAAGTTCCAAGAGTTTACCCAAGCTTGGTGGAACTCTAAAACATACACTCCTTCAGGTATCATGGAGCTTTCATCTCAAAAGAATGACTGGCTACATAGAGAAGAGAAAGAGAGTATTGCATATCCTTGGGAGGGACTGAACAAGAAACTCTATGGTATGCGTAAAGGAGAACTGGTCACACTTACAGGTGGCACAGGTCTCGGTAAGTCTAGTGTGACAAGAGAACTAGAACACTGGCTTATTAAGAATACAGAAGACAATGTAGGTATCGTAGCACTTGAAGAGAACTGGCTAAGAACTGCTGATGGTATTTTATCTATCGAAGCTAACGACAGGATATACTTATCAGAGAAGCGTAAGAATTATACAGACGATGACCTTATGAGTTTGTTTGATAAGACTATACCTAAAGGTAGGGTGTTTATCCATTCTCATTTAGGTGCTACTGACATTGATGATATCTTTGCCAAGCTTAGATATATTATTGTAGGATGTGAATGTAAATGGGTCGTGGTTGACCACTTACATATGCTTGTCAATGTTCTTCATGAAGGTGATGAAAGACGTGGTATTGATATGCTAATGAATAAATTACGTAGTCTTGTTGAAGAGACAGGCGTTGGTATGATATTAGTATCTCACTTACGTAGAGCAGCAGGTGATAAAGGACACGAGCAAGGTATTGAAGTATCGTTGTCTCACCTTAAAGGCTCACAAGGTATAGCACAGCTATCGGATTGTGTAATTGCACTGGAAAGAAATCAACAGGCAACTAATCCGGAAGAAGCTAACACCACTAAGGTTCGTGTATTAAAATCTAGATACACAGGTGATACAGGTTTGGCTTGTGGTCTTAGATATAATCCTGATACTGGTAGATTGTTTGAAGTATCAGAGGAGGAAACATTTGACAATGAACAATTCTAAAATAGTATTTGACATAGAAGCTGATGGACTTCACCCTAATAATGTGTGGTGTATTGTAGCCAAAGAACTAGATGGTAAGATACATACATTTGATAACACACAGATAGAAGAAGGAATTAAATTTTTACAACAAGCTGACACACTTATAGGTCACAACATTATAGGTTATGATATACCTGTACTAGAAAAACTTTATGGTGCTAAGTTTAATTGTAAGATAGAAGATACATTAGTTATGTCAAGACTATTTAATCCTGTCCGTGAGAATGGACACGCTTTAAAAGCTTGGGGTTGGAGAGTTGGTATGTTAAAACAAGAACAGCCTGAAGACTTTGATTCCTATACTCCTGAAATGTTAGAGTATTGTATTCAAGATGTTAAGTTAAATGAAGCTGTATATAATTATCTTATAAAAGAAGGAAAGATATTTAGTCCTGACTCTGTTAAACTTGAACATGAAGTTGCTAAGATAATAAAAGAACAAGAGAAGACTGGATTCTTTTTTAATACTCAACAAGCTATGGAACTTCTTGCTGAACTTAAAGCAAAGCAACTTGCTGTTGAAGATGAAGTTCACAATACATTCAAGCCTAAGTTAGTTGATGATAAGTTAGTAACTCCTTATGTTAAAAAAGATGGTGAGTTATCTAAACGTGGATTGACTGATGAAGAATATGATAAGTGTATCAAAACTCAAAATGTTGAACCATTTATGAGACAGAAGTTAGTTGACTTTAATCTCGGCAGTCGTAAACAGATTGGTGAATATCTTATAGACTTTGGTTGGAAGCCTGTTAAGTTTACACCTACAGGTCAGCCGATAGTTGATGAAGGTACTTTGAAAAAGATTGAACACATCAGAGAAGCTAAACTTATTGCAGACTTTCTTTTATATCAAAAGAGAATAGCACAAGTTACATCTTGGATAGACGAACTTAAAGATGATAGAGTTCATGGTAGTGTAATACCTAATGGAACTATTACAGGTAGAATGACACATAGAAATCCTAACATGGCACAAGTTCCAAATGCAGGTTCTCCATATGGTAAAGAGTGTCGTTCATGTTGGACTGTACCTGAAGGTTATAAACTTGTAGGTATAGATGCTAGTTCTTTAGAACTTAGAATGTTAGCACATTACATGAACGACTCCGATTACATTGAAGAAGTAATTAATGGAGACATACATACTACCAATCAAAAACTTGCAGGTCTTAAAACAAGAGACCAAGCTAAGACATTTATCTATGCATTAGTTTATGGTGCAGGTGATGCTAAGATAGGTTCAGTTGCAGGTGGTGGATTAAAGAAAGGTAAAGAACTCAAACAAACTTTCTTCAAGAACTTACCGTCACTTAAAAATCTAAAAGAAAAAGTACAGAAAGCATCTGAACGTGGATACCTCAAAGGTTTAGATGGTCGTAAGATATATGTACGTAGTCAACATGCTGCACTTAATACTTTATTACAAGGTGGTGGTGCTATAGTTATGAAGAAAGCCATGTGTATCTTACAAGATTTAATAAACTTAAATGCTCTTGATGCTAAGTTTGTAGCTAACATCCATGATGAATGGCAGATACAAGTAAAAGAATCTCAAGCAGATTTTGTAGGTAGGCTTGGAGTTGAAGCTATTAAAAAAGCAAGTGAGTATTTTAATATGCGTTGTCCTCTAACAGGAGAATATAAAATAGGAGAGAATTGGTATGAAACCCATTAAAAAACATTCAACAAATAGAAAAGGAGACCTTGCAGAATTTTATGCAGTCACTTGGTTATGGGATAATGGCTATGAAGTATTTAAAAACTGTGGGTGTGATGGGTTCATTGACTTAGTAGCTCGAGACCCTAAAGGAAATATAACATTGATAGATGTTAAGACTGCTAGAAGAGATTACAGAACTGAAGATTCTTATACATCAAGAACAACAAGAACTAAAAAACAAATAAAAGCAGACGTTAGGTATTTATTATACTTACCTGATACAAGAAAATTAAGATGGGTGGAACATAATGACAAATAAAAAAGAAGAACTTATTGACAAAACTAAAATAGATAGCTATAATGAATTTACGTCTGAGTCAGGTCATTGGTATGCTCAAGACGGAAAACCTATGTACACAATCATAGGTGCTAATGGTAAAGAAAGAAACACAACTCTTAGAGATGCTAAAAATCTAGGACTTGTACCTTCAGTTACTACCATACTAGGTATGATAGCTAAACCATCATTAGAAAACTGGAAGATAAATCAAGCTTTAAATTCTGCACTCACCCTTGAAAAAAATAAGGGAGAATCTCTTGAGTCTTTTGCTTACAGATGTAAGATGGATTCAAAGAAGGTTGGCATGGATGCTGCAAAGAAAGGTACTAAGATTCATTATCAAATTGAAAAAGGATTCTTAGGTATATCTAAAACTAAACCTTACAAACTTATCAAGGCTTGGTTAGATGAAAACTTTCCTGATGAAGAATGGTTAGCAGAGGATTCTTTCTGTGCTGATTCAGGCTATGGTGGTAAAATAGATTTATATTCTAAGTCTGGAATCTTTGTTGACTTTAAAACTAAAGATAACTTAGAAGGCAAAGACCCTGCTAAATTAGTATATGATGAACACGGTATGCAGTTGTCTGCTTATGCACAGGGCTGTGGCTTTGATAATCCACAGAGAGTTTCTATCTTTGTAGACAGGGCTGATACAGGATTAATATTGTTTCATGTTTGGGATGAAGAGTCTCATGCAAGACATCTAGGTATGTTTAATGCTATACTTGAATACTGGAAGCTAGTTAAGAACTACGATTCTTCTATTGATAATGCCTAGAAGAGTACCAAGAAAACCTAGACCTAAAAAAGTAAATGTTCCTAAAGGTTATGATAGCATTTGGGAATATGAAATACATCAAACAGTTTTAAAAGATTGGAGTCATCATTGGGACAACATAAAATATGTAGTTAAACATACATATGAACCTGACTTTGTAAAAGTTATAGATGATAAAACAATATTGATTGAAGCTAAAGGTAGGTTCTGGGACTACGCAGAGTATAGTAAGTACATACATATTAGGAATGCTTTACCTGATAATTATGAGTTAGTTTTTCTTTTCCAAAAGCCTTTCTCTCCAATGCCGGGAGCAAAGGTAAGAAAAGATGGAACAAAAAGAACTCATGCAGAATGGGCAGAAACAAATAACTTTAAATGGTATAACGAAGAAAGTTTACCAAAGGAATGGAAGAGTAGTGAATTATAAATTTAACGAAGATAAACTTTTAAATGAGTTGAAAGCATACATAGGTAATACATATGCTCAACACTATGCTAATGGTAAGTATCAAGCAACAGATATGATTATTGATTCAGGATATGGAGAAGGTTTTTGTATGGGAAACATTATGAAGTATGCTATGAGGTTTGGAAAGAAGGATGGAAAGAACAATTTAG